GGATGGGGTGGTTGAGGTATGCGGTCCACATTCGGGCGGTGCGGGTGAAGTCTTGGGTGGGTTCGCCGTATTGGTTGTTGCGATCACCGTTGATCAACTGTTCTGCTTGGCGGAGCAGGTCGGTGCGGGGTGTGGTCATGATCGTGGTCAGAATCGTGGTTCGTTAGGGGTGTCTCGTTGGCATTGGCAGAAGTCAACATGGTTGAAGATGTAGCCCTGCTTGTTTCGGGGTAGCGGGATTAGGACGTATCCGTTGTCGCATTTTCCGCATAATGGTTTGAGGCCGCCTGTGTAGTTGGCGAGGGGGTCTGTTGCGGGGGGTGGGGTGTAGTCGATGATGTCTTTGGGTCGGATTGGTTTGTGGCTGGTTCGGAAGTGCAGGGTTGCTGCTTCTTTGGCTTGGGGGTAGGTGATGTGTTTGGGGAGTAGTTCGGCCCATGCGAGGACGCGGGCTTGATCGACGGTGATGGTGGCGTCGAAACTGTTGATGTAGGTGAGCAGCATGAGGATGTCTTGGTTGTTCATGGGTTGAGTTCTTTCGTGTCGTTGGCGAATAGGTTGTAGAGGGCTGCGATGTTTTCTTCGCGGCGTGATTGGGTCGGTTTGGTTCGGCTTTTGAGTTGCTTGTCTAATGCAACTAGTGAGGGGACTGTGCCGTACCGTTCCAGGGCATCTCTGATTTCTGCTGGTTCGTAGCCTCGGTCGAGGGCTGCTTTGATGACGTTGCGTAACGCCCACCATGCGTTTTTTCCTAGCGGCTTTTTTTCTTGGGCTTCCCACCAGGATGCGGCGATCTGTTCGTCTAGCGGCTTGGCGACCGGTTGTTCTGCGACTTCAACTTCTGTTGAAGTATTTGATTCTTGGCTTTCGTTCAGATTGGCTTTGATTAGGTTATCGGATTTGAATAGACCCGTCTGTTCATTTTCGATAGGGGGTCTATTCTGTGTGGATAGAGGTCTATTCACGATGACGGTGTATTCGTTGCTGGTCGGATCACCGTTCTCGGACTTTCGGTGCTGGACGATCAACGCTTTGATACGCACAAGTTCGTCTATTGCCCGATCAACGCTGGACAGACCGAGCCGCGCTTTTGAGGCGATGTGTTTGCGTGATGGGATGCATTTGGCGGTGTCGTTGTCTGCGTGTCGATGTAGGACGCAGTAGACCCGTACTGCTGCCGGGGAGATGTCGGCGTACAGCACCCATTCTGGGATGATGGCGAAGTAGCCATCTGCCGTTACTTTCATGTTGCTCCTATGTTTGTCAGCCCGAAGGCTGTCTCTCTCGGATGTTTCGTTATCCCCGCCTTCAAGCATACACCATCAGGTTTCGTGTATGCTGATAACGCCATTAGTTGCTTCTTGGGTCATCTCTCCCCGTTTCACGATGGCATTACCCCCACACGGGGCGGCCTCAGTCGGTCGAGCAAATGCTCCCGGCTGGGGCCGCTTCCGTTTATCATTGATAGGTGAAACCACCAGTCATCTACCGATACACGCCGTACGGTAAGGTGCGCTATCAACTTCACAAGCAGCCAGGACGATTTGAATACACCTTCCTTGATCAACCTAGACAACCGATGGTTGTAGCAGGCAACATTTGGGAAGCGTTGAAACAGGTATCCGATGACAGGTAACGAAAACTCTGGTCGCCGTGATGTCCCCGCCGAGGACAAAGTACGGTTCTGGGAAGCCCGCGCAGCCGGCATCTCGATCAAGGAAGCCTGCAAGATCGCCGGTATCCACTACAACACCGGCCAGAAGTGGGATGCGAAACGCCGCAAACTCGAAGTTGAGCAGAAGGTTGCGGATTTCGCAGTCAAAACTGCCGTGTACAAAACCCATCGTGGCGGCAAAAACCTGGATGAGTTGCGTTCCGACCTTGATCAGGCTGCTGATCTGCCCCCTGTTATCCCGTATGCCCGTCTTTCCGAGCGGGCGAAACGCGGATGGGACGACTTCGACTACTTTCGACGTGTCTATTTGGGGCGTGTCCCGTCGCCGTGGCAGGTAGAAGCCGCCTACAAGATCGTCCAATACCTCGAATCAGAAGAAAAAGAGTTCCTGGTTCTGAACTGTCCCCCTGGTGCAGGCAAATCCACCCTGTTCCACGATGTTGCCGTGTGGTGCATCGTCCGAAACCGTGGCATCCGTGTCCTGTACGGGTCAATTTCGCAGACGTTGGCGAAGATGTACAGCCGACGCATCCGCGAAACGCTTGAACGGCCCACCCGCCTGATCGTTGATCCTGAACTGGTGCGTAAAGGGTTGGCGGTGGACGCCGAAGGATGCTTGGCTCAGGATTACGGCAGGTTCAAACCGACCGCTTCCGGCTCCCTGTGGCGAGCGGAGGAGTTCATTGTCGAGCAAGAGGGTTTCCGTGCGTTGGACAACAAGGAACCCACCGTGTCGGCGTACGGTATTGACTCCGAGTTCATCGGCCACCGCGCCGATCTTTGTCTGTTTGACGACGTTGCCTCACCTGAGAACGCGAAAGAGTCGGTTGCCCGTGACCGCCTGTTGGAACGGTGGGATTCGATGGCTGAAGCCCGCTGCGATCCAGGTGGCCTGGTGGCTGTCATCGGCCAGCGGCTCGGCCCCGGCGATCTGTACGCCCATTGTCTGAACAAAGTTACCTACGACGAGATAGACGACGACGAAACTTCGGGCGACGATTCCACCCCCGAAGAACACCTGGTTGACCCGGTAAAAAAGTCGAAGTACCACCACATCACTTTCAAGGCGTACTACGAAGAACTGGATACCGGCCCGAAGTCCCGCCGCAAAGATCATCCGGCATGGCCGAACGGCCCCCTGCTCGATCCGGTACGTCTACCGTGGAAAGACTTGTCGTTCATCAAACACAACCAGCCCACCAAGTTTCGGGTTGTCTACCAGCAAGAAAACATTGACACCGACTACCAGTTGGTTGAACGAGTCATGTTGACAGGCGGCATGGGCAACGACGGGGTGCTGTACGAAGGTTGCATTGACCGGGATCGGCAGCCAGGCAACCTGCGCCGCGACCTGTCCCAACCGTGGGTTTCAGTCATCTCTGTCGATCCGTCCCCCAGCAACTTTTGGGGTGTGATTTGGACTGTTGTACAGCCTGACCTGGGGTTGTATCACGTCGTTGACCTGGAACGAATCAAACTGACAGCCGAAGATTTGTTGGGATACGACCTGTCCACCGGCCGCTACCACGGCATCTTGGAAGATTGGGTGATGCGATCCGAAGATTTGGGGTATCCGGTGTCCCACATCGTTGTCGAGGTGAACGCCGCCCAACGGTTCCTGCTCGCCCACGATTTCGTTCGCCGCTGGTCAGCCCTCCGTCAAGTCCTGATCGTCCCCCACCAAACCCATCGCAACAAGATTGACGAGAACCTGGGTGTGGAGGCTTTGATCCCTCCGGCTGTCCGTTCCGGTTCGGTGCGTCTACCCACGTTGACTGCGAACTGGAAAACGCTCGCCCTCATTGACGAGTTGACCACTTGGACGAAAGATAAGAAGCGTGGCACCGACCTGACGATGAGTTTGTGGTTCATGCTGTTGCACTCCCCCAAACTCGCAGAACCCAAACTGCCACCCCGAATGTGGCGTCCTTCCTTCCTAGCAGGGTAGATCATGTATCCTGGTAGCAAGTCTGCCCTTAGGAGTATGCGTGCGGTCAATCGAAGAAATCGTTGGGATGTATCGGACGCGGCGCACCAGTCTTGGCCCCGTTCACGCTCAGATGCAGGAAGTACGCCAGTTAGCGAACGGCGACATCATCATCCCGTTGAACGAACTGGATCGTAACGCCCGCTCGTCTGTCGCCAACCTGCTTGTCCAGGGTCTTGATCAGATGTCGATGCGTGTCGCCTCGACAATGCCCAGCCCGTTCTTCCCCGCGTTGAAGGAAGGGGTGGAACGCTCGAAGGAAATGGCTGGCCTCCGCAAGAAGGCGTTGCTGGCGATGTGGGATTCGAACAAGATGAACATGAAGATGCGGCGTCGCGCCCGCCATCTTCTTGCCTACTCGTCGTCGCCAGTCATGTTGAAGCCAGACTTCCGGACGCTCACCCCGAAGTGGCACATCCGTAACCCGCTTGACACCTACCCGTGTCCATCGGACGATCCGGATAACCCGGTTCCCTACGACTGTATCTTCACCTACCGCAAGCCGTACTCGTGGCTGATTCAGAACTATGGGCCGCTGATCGACGGGAAACTGCGTCTCGGCAAAGTTGACTACGACACCATGTTCACCCTCTTGGAGTATGTGGACGAATACGAAATCGTGTTGGGTGTCCTCGGTGCATCTGACGATCCGAGCCTGTCACCTGCCGAACGTCAAGGTTTGGAAGTTGTCGAGTTGGAACGCATCGTCAACCGTGCCGGTATGCCCCTCGCCATCGTCCCCAACCGCATCACCCTTGACCGACCGCACGGCCAGTTCGACGGTCTGCTCGGTATGTACTACACCCGCGCCCGCTTGCAGGCTCTCACCGAAATCGCTATCGAACGCGGCATCTTCCCCGACGAATACCTCGTCGCACGCCCCGGAGAAAACCCGGAGATCATCCAGGTCGCATCCGGTAAGGAAGGCTTGCTCGGTGTCGTCAAGGGCGGCGATCTCCGCACCCAACAGGTCAACCCTGGCTACAAGACTGAACAGGCGTTGGATCGTCTCGAACGGCAGGAACGACTGGAAGGTGCGATCCCTGCTGAGTTCGGTGGCGAATCCGCAACAAACATTCGTACTGGTCGTCGCGGCGAATCTGTGCTGTCTGCAACCGTGGACTTCCGTGTGCAGGAAGCACAAGAAATCTTCGCTGGCTCACTCCAAGAAGAAGATAAGGTTGCTATCGCTATCGAGAAGGCGTATTGGGGTTCAGCCGCCAAGTCGTTCTTCATCCCTGGCCGCCAGAGTGTCGGCAAGGTTGATTACACACCAAACAAGATTTGGGAAACCGATTTCCACTATGTCGCATACTCGGCTGCCGGAACCGATGTGAACAACCTGATCATCGGACTCGGCCAGCGTGTCGGCACCGGTTTGATGTCCAAAGAGTCTGCCCGCGAAGCCGATCCGCTTATCTCCGATCCGGACATGGAACACGACCGCATTGTGTCCGAAGGTGTCGAAGCAGCGTTGTTGTCATCCATCCAACAGCAAGCAGCAAACCCGGAAGGCCCGTATCAGCCCGCTGATCTTGCTTTGCTGGTGAAGAAGGTGATGGTGGACAACAAGAGCCTGTTTGATGCCGTGAAGGAAGTTGATGAGGCTGCTCGTGAACGGCAGGCTGCTGAGGTTCCGCAGGGCGCACCTGCCGGTATGCCTGGGTTAGCGTTGCCTGGTATGGGTGCTGAGGCACCGATGGCCGGCCCGCCTGCTGGTGGTGGCGGCATTGAAGCGTTGCTAGCCCAGTTGGGAGGCTGACATGACTGACTACTCGAATCGTTCTGATCTTCGTAACCCTGCGACCCGTCGCGCAAACTTCACCGGTCAAACCTACGGTGAGGCGACGCAGCAGGCTCGCGCTCAGGCTGCTGTTCCTCCGGGTACTGCACCGGCAACTGTTCAGGCTCAGCAGATGGCTGCACAGCAGGCACCGGCTCCGCGTCCCGGCGCACAACCGTTCCTTCGCGGAACGGAACGTCCGAACGAGCCGATCACCGCAGGCGCAGATTTTGGTGCCGGCCCTAACTCGGCGCAGACTGGTGTTGTCCCGCGTATCGTCCCAGTAGACGATGTGATGGAAACACTCCGCGCCCTGTACGCCGCCTACCCTAATGAAGAACTTGCGAACATGATTTCCAAGTACGGCAATCAGGGATACTGATGTCGGGATTTGACTTCACACCCGAAGAAGAAGATCAACTTCAAAGGGAACTTGATCAGGCCGATAGTCGAATCTCAGCCAATCGAGCATCGGTCGTCACGCCACAGTTGTCAGAAAACTTGGCGACGTTTTACCGCCAATACCCATCGGCAAGCCTGGGTGTTCTGCTTCCTGCTGCCCGCGCATTTACCGAAGGACGAATGACGGATGAGCAGGCCCGCCAGTTCATCGGCAAAGTCACAACCGACTCTGTTCTCAACACGATTCGGGAATACGGGGCGCAACGCCCTAAGAAGAAGTCGTGGTGGGAACGAAATGTTGCCGACAAGTTCAAGACCGGTGTTCGATACACGTTCGCTGGTTTGAACTTTGTTCCCGAAGCGGTAACTAATCTTGCGTCGCAGGCATGGCAAGCAGGAAAAGAACGCGATCTTTCCACCGTTGATTTTGACGGTTTCTTCATTTCAACATCGTTGGGGTCGCTGATTGCTAACGACGAAGTTGCTGGCGAAGGTTATTTCTTGGGTGGCCGTGCGTTGGAACTGCAAGCCGAACGCGCCCGCCGTTATCGATCAACGATTGACGGGCAGGCGTTTACTATCGGTCGTGGCATCAGCACCGTTGTCGCCCAACCAGGATCACGGAACTACCGTCTGCTTTCCGGAATCGTGGATGCGACAGCAGCCATCGCTATCCCGGCAGCACCAGGAATCGGCAAGATCAAAGGAGCAGCAGAAGGAGCATTGACGCTCACGGGTTTGCGTACTCTCGCAGGTTTGACCGAAGGTGCCTCAGCCGGCATCAACCCTGCCCGTGTAGCCGACTTCTTCAACAGCAACTCCGGCCGCAAGATCGTCGGCCGAATGTCCGAAATCAAATCTATTGACGAATCCGTTGAGATTTTCCCAACCGCCGATCTTCGATTCCACCGTGAACTTGTCAAGATTTCGTCCGACAACAACCTGGATGCCGTTCAGAAACAAGATCAGATCACACGGTTCGTAAACGACACGCTCGGAGCAGGCGACCCGACACGAGGCATCGGCCCCAAGTCCATTGACGACATCAACATCTCACGGTGGGATGATCTAAAACTTGATGTGGCACAACGCCGCAGCCAGGTCGCAACTCTCATGTCAAAGGTGCCAGGACGCCATGTTGTGATCGCTGGCGGCAACGACTACGACCTGTTGCAATCAGTAAAGAATGTAAAGAACTACCTGAAACTGTTGCGTATTGATCCTGCCGAAAGAACAAAACTTGTAGACAAACTCGCAACTGCACTCGTCGATAACAACGGAGAAATAAAAAATGTAATTGAAGAACTGTATGAAATAATCGGTCGATCGTTCGACGCGATGGGAGTGTCAGATGAGTTGTCTTTACAACTTCGCAAGGGAATACAAGAGTTTCGTGAAGCCTACGATAAAGACCTGTACGGGTTTATCGATGATCGTGGTAAAGCGTATTCATTCGCAGATTTAGGCGCAAAGTTCATAGATACAGATGGAAATCTGGTTGATGCACCACTAGCCACCGCTGGTATTCAGTCTGAAATGTTGAAGCACGGTTTGATGCTTCCTGATCCGCGGCGCACGCGACGTATCGCATCCTCAACACAAGGCCCAGTTACGCCATTACTGGCTTGGGTTGGGACAAAACAAGGTCTTGTAAATCCCGAAAACTTTGGCGATTTACGTATGCCTCTCGTTGCTATTGAAGCGATCCAGAACTACATTTGGCGTCCACTCACGTTGCTAACTGGCGGCTATGTCCTTCGTAACATGACCGATTCACTCTTACGCCAATCGTTCGCACCAAACCTGCGTACCGGTGTATTCCACCCGTTTGAACTTATTCAAGTTGCTATGCACAAGAGGTTCGCCGGCGACATCGAAGGCGTCCTGTTCCGAGGCGACCCCGAAGAACTGATCCGTCGAGGCCAACAGGAACTTGTTGAAGCAACCAACGGGTCGTTGCGTGAAGGTCTTGATCCGATTGCAAGGCAGGCCCGTGAACGCGCTACTGGCGTTTGGCGGCGTGTCCGTATCGGTGACGGTGAAGGCGAGTATGTCCGTGGTGTTGCTGCCGAAACTGGACTTCTGTTCGGTGACGGTTTGGCTCGCAAGTATGCCGAAGGACTGTCCACGAAAGAAATGTTGGATTGGATTCGCAACACGCCGGATGGACAACGGTATGTTCGCCAACTTCAAGGCCGCTGGTCAAACCGTACACTCCACAATCCGCAGACAGGCCAACGATCCATTGGAACCATTGACTTCATTGACGCCAACGGGAAACTGAATACACAAAACCTGACGAAGTACATCGAACGGTACATCGCCCCCCGCGTCGAAATCACCACCGGTGGAAGCCGTATGTTGAAAGATGCCATCGCATTCAACGAAATTACATTGGCTGATGGTACCAAGATCAACGCCTTCAACCTCACCAAAACAAATGAGATTTCCAGTTACACCAACGATTTCCTGAAAGAAACAACTGGTGTTGTTCGTGACCCGAACATCAAACTCAAAGAGTATTACAAGTCTCAGGTGATGGCTCGCGGCGGTGTGGGCGAAGGAGCAAACGCTCTTGATCGAGCATTGGCTGGCTATGACCGAGCAGTAAACAAGTTCTTCGCCGAACTGTACCCGCGCCGTGAAGCATTCCTGAACAGGTCGCCAGCGTTCCGCCAGTTCTACTACCAAAGCGTTGATCGGTTCCTTGATGAACTGCAACCTGGTCAGGCGCGTCGCATCACCGACAACATCCGTAAAACAATCGAGGATGGCTGGAAGAAAACGGGCAAAGCAGGACGCAAAGCAACCGACGCTGACGTAGCCAAATACATCGGTGACGACAAGATCGCCGGCCGCATCATTGACCGCGCCACAGGCAAAGTCACAACAGCAGGAAACCTTACACTCGAACAAGTATCCGCATACGCCAAAGGTTTCGCCCTAGATGAAACCAAGCGACTGTTCTACAACGCTGCCGAAAAGTCAAACTTCGGTGACATCATGCGTGTCATCGCACCGTTCGGTTCAGCCTGGTACGAAGTGAGCCGCCGTTGGTTGAGCGACATGACTCGCAACCCTGAAATCTTGAAGCGTGGAGCAGTCACCGTCCAGGGTTTGAAGAACGCAGACCCAGATGGCGACGGTAAAGGTTTCTTCTTCCGTGACCCGCAAACCGGCGAATACGTGTTCAACTATCCGTTTAGCGAAGCACTCGCCCCATTCATGCTCGGCCTAACCGGTGCTGTTGCTGGCGGCATCCTCGGTGGCGCACCAGGAATCGGACTTGGTTTAGGTGCTGGCGTCGGTGCCGGCGCACTACTCCAACCACAGTTGGAAGGCATCAGCACTCAACTCACCGCACCAGCAAAAACTCTGAGCATGGGTTTGAACTTCATGCCTGGTGTCGGCCCAATGGCACAGGTCGCCTCAGGATTCATCATCCCTGACAAACCCAAGTATGACTGGGTGAAGGCTCTCATCACACCATACGGCGAACCCCAAATCGGTGTCGTCACAGCCCCAGCATGGTTTGACAAGTTCTACGCAGCATTGTTCGCTGACCCGGAGAACGATCGAATCTTCGGTGACATGGTGATGGACACAATGAAAGCATTGTCCACGACTGGGGAATACGATCTGACACAGGCGACCGAACGCGAACGCTTGGAAAAGGATGCGAAAGCAAAAGCCCGCGTTCTTCTCACGATCCGTGCTTTGGGCCAGTTCACAGGCCCGACCCGCCCTACCGTCGAGTTCACCGTCAACACGGAACAAGGCGATGTTTACGCTGCTGAACTGTCCAAGATTTTCCGGCAGTACCAGGAAGAAGATTACGACACCGCAGTAATCCGTTTCTTGGACACATTCGGGGAGGACGTGTTCCTGTACACGGCAGGTAAGACACGTTCTGTTGCTGGCGGTCTTGACGCAACCAAAGAGTTCGGCCGTTGGGAACGAGCGAACGAAAGCCTGTTCAGCACCTACGAAGATGTGGCCGGTTACTTCGCCCCAGTCGGCTCAAACTTTGATTACCGCGTGTATCTGCGCCAGTTGGAGACAGGTAAGCGTGAACGGCTCACCCCTGACGAAATGATCAAGGAAGCACAGTCGCTTGTCGGCAAATCCGTGTACCGATACATCGTTCGTAGCGTTGGCCCGAACCTGAGCCAGGATCAAAAGAATCTGCTACGCACCGTCCGTTCTGAACTGGAAGCAGAGTTCCCTGGTTTCGCAGAAGCACCGCTCGACATCAACAGGTTTGACCGGCAGATCAACCAGTTGCGTGAAGCAGCAAACGATCCGCGTCTCGCCAACAACCCTGTCGCCGAAGCCCTCAACCTGTATTTGCAGGCTCGTGATGCTGCGCTCAGCGTTGTCCAAGCACGCGGTTTTGTACAGTTGTCAGGCAAGCAGATGTCTGATTTGCGCGGCCAACTACGACAGGTTGGTGACCTGTTGGTGCAACAGTTCCCAGAGTTTGAGAGACTGTATGAGCGAGTGTTGTTCAACGAGATTGACATTGACGCAGGAGAAACACGCTGATGAGTAACGGACAAAATCAGGGTACAACAAACCGTTCTGGTGGATTTTGGAGTCGACTCGGTGAAATAACCGATCAGATCAAACAGGCGTCGTCAGGGGCAGATTATGCACCTCCGACACGCCTCGTTGTGCAGAACGGGAAGTGGACTGCGTATGACGGGGATGGCCTCGTAACCCAGGACGGTCGAGTTCTGACTGATCAGAACGGCAACCCGTACTACTACAACCTTGAACGCGACACCGAAATCGTCTACTCGTCGCTGTCGCCGACAAGCAAAGCAAATGTCATGGAGAAACTATTTGCCGCTGGGTTCATCTCAGAAGGTGGTATCGGTGACTTCACTCAGGAAATCAACGCCGTAAAAGACTGGCTGTACTTCTCCAACCTTCAAGGTTTAGATAAGGACAATGCGTTGAACGCCCGTCTTGCGGGTGGCCCGCTACAAACACGCCGGCCGACAGGCATGGGTCGCCGCACCACTAACCCTGAGGACATCAAACTGGTTGCTAAGCGTGTCGCCCAAGATACTTTGGGTCGTGAACTGACAGATGAGGAAGCGGAACAGTTTGTTGGGATTCGACGGGCGCAAGAAATGGGTGCCGGTTCGGTATCTGCCCCATCGTTGGATGTTGCGGCGCAGGGTTTCGCACAGCAGGTCGCACCAACCGAAGCGAACGCCTACAAGTATTTGGGTTACATGAACAAGTTGTTTAGTTCTCTTGGAGGTATCTGATGGCTCCGCAGCCGACACCGCCGAAGCCGGCTGGCCCGCTTCCTGCTAACCAGGTTTATGTGTTGCGGAACAGAAAGTGGGTTGTCGAGGAACGTGCTGTCAAGCCTTCTGGCCCGATTCCAAAGAACAAGACCTATGTTTACGACGAAGCAGGGAACAGGTGGCGGCTAGTTGATTCGTCTGTTGGCCCGCAACCTGGCGAACCTGCCCGCCCTCAACCTCAACCTATTAGCCCCCCGGCACCATCAACTGCTGTCCCCCGCGCGCCAAAACCGACTGGCCCTCTCCCACCCAATAAAACTTACGTTTATGATGAGCAGACAAATACGTGGCGTATTGTTGATTCGTCTGTTGGCCCACAGCCAGGTGAGGCTCCGCGTCCCCGACCCGCTGCCACACCAACACCTGAAAAGAAGAAGGCACCTGCTGGGCCGGCACAGGAAGCACCTGCCGAACAGCCGGTACCGGCTGACTGGGAAGCGGCAGCAGCCGAGATTTATGGTGGCTACTACGCCATTGTGAAGAACATTCCCGAAATCAAGAACTTGTTGCTATCTGCTGTCCAGAACGGATGGTCGGATAACAAGTTTGATTACGAGTTGAAGCAGACGAACTGGTGGAAAACCACTACATCTTCGGCCCGTGAATGGGAAGTCGCTCGACAACTTGATCCTGCCTCGGCACAAACACAGATTGACAACCGTGTTGCCAACATTCGCCAAAAGGCTTTGACAAAGAACCTTCGGTTGGACAATACGGTGCTTGCGAAGTTGGCTGAGGATTCGATCAGGTTTGGTTGGACTGAACAGGTGTTGGATACAGCGATTAGTTCTGAGGCGTTGAAAACTACGACTGGTGTTTCTGAACTACGCCAGGGCTTCATTGGTCAGAACATTCGTACGACTTCGAACGCCTACGGGTTGCCGCTGTCTGACACATCGTTCAATGAGTGGGTCGGCAAGATTGCTACCGGCCAGGAGAACGAAGCGTCGTTTCAGGCGTGGGCGTTGGAAACATCAAAGAATCTGTATCCGTCGTTGGCTGCGTCGTTTGATCGTGGTTTGACGTTCAAGCAGATAACTGATCCGTATGCTCAGGCTGCGTCACGGATTTTGGAAATCCCTACGTCGCAGATTGACTTTACTGATCCGAAGTGGGCGCAGGCGTTTACTGCGCGTGACGATAAGGGTCAGCAAACGCAGATGTCGTTTGGTGAGTGGAATGACTATCTTCGTACTAATCCGACGTTCGGGTATGAGTACACGGATGGTGCGAAGGAACGTGCGTTTACTGTTGTGAATCGTTTGGCTGAACTGTTTGGAGCGGCGTAATGGCAGAGATTATCGAGACACCGTTTGGGGCGTTCCAGCAGTTGCCTGGTGGCGGGTTCCAGCCTGTTTATCAGACACCGTTCGGGAACTTTGTTCAGACTCCTGGTGGCGGATTTGCGTTTGCTGATCAGCCCGCCGCCCCTGCTGCGCCTGCCGCGCCTGCGCCCGCTGATGGTGGGACTACAACCACCCAACCAACGGGTGAACTATGTAATGGAGTTGAAAAGCCAACGGCAAGTTTGCGACCTGGATACGAATGGTATTGCAACGGCGCAGCAGGGTGGGACACACGATGGGTTGGCCCTGGCCCCGAACCGACCGGCCCCAATGATCCGCTACGAAACCCCAATAACCCTCCCGGTCAAGCACCACAAGGTTTCCAATACCAATGGACTGGAACCTTTTGGGAACTTGTCCCATCTCAACAACAGCAACAGAGGCCAGGGCAAGGTGGTATGACCCGCGAAGAATCCCGCGAGTCGGCCAAAGCCATCATCGCCAACCTGCTAGAAAACTACGGCCTCGGCAACCTCACCGACTTCGTAAACGAACTGATCACCAAAGAGGACATTATCTCCGGTGACGTGATCCTCGGCCGCATCCGACAGACCGAACAATACAAGAAGCGGTTTGCTGGCAACGCACAACGGCGAGCAGCCGGCTACAACGCCTTGTCCGAAGCCGAATACGTGAGCCTCGAAAACACGTACCGCCAGTTGATGCGGGCATCCGGACTGCCACAGGGTTTTTACGATCAGGCCGACGACTTCACCCAGTTGATCGCCGGAGATGTGTCCGTAGCCGAACTGTCCAACCGAATCAACAACGGCTACCTCGCTGTTCAGCAGGCAAACCCGCAGGTTGTTACCGAGATGCGCCGACTCTACGGGGTTGACGATGCACAGTTGGCTGCCTACTTCCTTGACCCGACTAAGGCCACCCCAATCCTTCTGCGTCAGGCTCAGGCCGCTCGGATCGCTGGTGAAGCCACACTCCAAGCGCAACGGGAACTGACCGCCGCACAAGCCGAACAGTTGGCGGTCGCCGGTGTCAGTCCCGAACAGGCTCGCGCCGGATTCCAGACGATTGCCGCCGCCGAAGAACTGTTCGTCCCGCTACCCGGCACCACCGAGCAAGCGATCACGCAAGAGGAACAGATGGCTGGCGTGTTCGGCACATCCGCTGCCGCACAGCAGAGGCTCCGTCAACGGTCACGGGAACGTGCCGCCGCATTCGAAGCCGGTGGCCGATTCGCAGGACAAGGAACCACCGTCACCGGCCTCCAATAATCCTTTGCTACCAGCAAACTTCTGCTACACTCAATAGCGATCCCAATAGGGAGGAACCCCCGCAAGGGGAGCAAGCAGCAACCGCACCTGCCTCCGGGTTCGGTTTGGGCAAAGGAGTGTACATAGATGGACGACAACATCGACTTCGATGAAACTCAGGACTCCGGACGGAATCCGCTACGCGAGCGGATGAAGCAACTGGAAGCCGAGAACGCGACCCTCAGAGAGCAAGCGCAGAAAGCGTCCGACGCAGCCCGAAAGTTGGCTTTCGTGGAAGCAGGGGTAGACCCCAGCCTCCCGGTCGCCAAATACTTTATGAAGGGCTACGACGGAGAACTATCTGCCGAAGCGATCCGACAGGCCGCAATCGAAGCGCAGATCATCCGAGACACAAAGGCCGCAGAAGTGGCGTCCGAAGCAAAAGCCTGGGAACGAACAAACCAGGCGGCTGCTGGGAACACCACAGGCGAAGCCCCCGTGGATTTCGTGACCCGCATCAGTCAGGCCAAGAGTCAGGCTGAGGTGGAGATGTTGTTGGCCGAAGCACGCCAATCCCAAACCTCCCTCTAACCGCTTCGGTTCGGGGGACAAACCTTCACTAAGGAGTGAACCCCAATGGCATACACAGAGACTTCCTCGGTGTCTGTCGATCAGGTCGCATTTGACCGCATCGCGTACTTCGCGTTGCGTAGCGAACTTCTGTTCGATCAGGCCGCCGATGTTCAGCCCACCGCCCAGGCGATGCCTGGAACCGGCGTCACCTTCACGATCTTCAACGATCTGTCGGCTGCCACCAGCACCCTGTCGGAAACGACTGACGTTACCGCTGTTGCTCTCAGCGACAGCCAGGTGACCGTCACCCTCAACGAGTACGGCAACGCCGTGATCACCACCGCCAAGTTGCGTGGCACCTCGTTCCTCGATGTGGACAGCGTTGCTGCCAACGTCGTCGGATACAACGCTGGTGACTCCATCGACCAGGTGGTTCGTGACGTTCTCGCTGGTGGAAGCAACGTGGTTTACGGTGGCGGTGGAAGCACCACCCCGTCGAGCCGCACCACGGTGACCGCAACCGACATCATCGAAGCGAACGACGTTCGCAAGGTGACCGCCCAGTTGCGTAAGGCGAACGCCGCCACGTTCAACGGCCTGTACATGGGCTTCATCCACCCTGACGTGTCCTACGACCTCCGCAAGGAGA